CAAGGAGGGTCTGGTGGATTTACGGGCCCAGTTGATTTTAGTGATGCGGTCTTTGGTAGAAGTGGTGGAATTATGTCATCACCAGGATATCGTTCATATGCAAGAGGTGGTATAGCAATGGGGCCAGACTCAGGATATGCTGCAACACTTCATGGAACAGAGGCAGTCGTACCACTTGGAAACAGCAGAAGTATTCCAGTAGAATTAAAAGGCGCAAATGGAGGAGTAAATAACATTACTGTAAATGTAAATGGTGGAACAGAAGGAAACGGACAAAGTCCAGACCAAGCAAAAGCACTAGGTAATATGATACAAGTGGCAACAATGGAAATTATTCAAAGAGAGAAGAGACCTGGAGGAGTTTTAAGTAAATAATGGCAACAGCAATATCCCAAAATGGTGGAGCAAATATAAGTGGTTTTTCTGCAAGTGTTCCTGTAGATAAAGGATTTACTAGATCAAATACACCTGTTATTCATTCAATAACTTATGGTGATGGTTTTGAACAAAGAATAGCAAATGGTATAAATAATTTATCACAAACTATGTCGGTTACTTTTAATACTCGACCAAAAGCAGAGATCGATGCTCTTGTAGATTTTTTTGAAGATTTAGGTGGAGTAACTAAGTTTCAAATGACAATCGATAAGGATTCAGCAGGTAGTGATAATAATACAACAGAAACAATAAAAGTTGTATGTAAAACATGGAGTCAAACATGGGACTATGATAATTTTTACAGTCTTTCAGCAACTTTTGAAAGAGTATATGAAGCATAATGGCAGAGAAAATAGCAATAAAACAATTACAGAGTTTAGAAGAAAGTTCTGCATTTATTAATTTATTTGAATTAGAATATAATGACGCAGGAGATAAAAAATATTTTGTAAGAAGTGGTGAAGCAGATAATAGTACTTTACATTTTAGAGACTACGATAGTCCTGGAACAATTAGAGAATATGAGATACTTCCAATAACAATTGAAGATTTACAACACACTTCAACAGGGCCTTCAACAAGACCAATTCTTAGAGTTGCAAATGTATTAAATACTTTTGAAACAGCAGTTGGAGTAGACTTAAATAATTTACTCGGTAAAAAACTAATACGAAGAAGAACACTAAAAAAGTATTTAGATAATGGAAGTGGAAATAGTAGTAATCCAGCAACTGAATTTCCTAGACAAGTTTATATTATTGATAGAATTGAAACTAGAAATGCGTTAGAAGTCGCTTTTGAACTTACAACTCCTTTTGAAGTAGAAGGATTAACTCTACCATATAGACAAGTAGGACACAATGCATGTAGTTGGATTTATCAAGGAGCAAGTCCAACAAAAACTATTGCAAATCAAATAGGGGGCTGTACTTGGCATAGTGAAGGAAAGTACAATATAAATGGTATAAAGTATACCGTATACGTAAATTATGATGATGAATATGTAATTACGTCTGGAACCACATTTACTACTTTTAGTAGTAGTGCAAGTGCAGACGACTATAATAAAACTACAGTAGCTTACTCAAATGGATCAGCGGGTGGAATTTTTAGATTAAAAGCTGATGGAACATTAGATACTAGCACTACAGGAAACTTAGTAAATTACTGGCAAGCAGTAAGAGATACAAGTACTACTCCTTCTGATAGTAGTTCAGATTGGCATAGAATAAGAGTATTTGGAACATATGCAAATTCAAATGCTTACCATGTATATAATGATGATAGATACAATGACTATGTAGTACATAATAACATACTATGGAAAGCAAAAAGAACACAAGCGTCAGGCGGAAGTCAAGTTGCTCCAAGTGATGCAAATACTGATTATTGGGAAAGAGGTGATCTCTGCGGTAAAAGATTAAGTTCTTGTAAATGTAGATTTGGATTTAATCCTATAAATTCAGGAACTGCAAGTAGCACAGGAAAAGCTACAAAAGATACAGAACTAAGATTGCCTTATGGAGGATTTCCAGGTGCAAGAAAGTTTAAGTAACCTCTTACCTGAGATATATTCTCATATGGCAAAAGAGGCACCAAGGGAAGGTTGCGGACTCGTAATAGATGGACCAAAATTTATTCCTTTGAAGAATATAAGTAAAGAAAAAGATCACTTTACAATCGACCCAAAAGAATTCGTCAAGTATTCGATGATTTCTAAAATATTATATGTAGTCCATAGTCACTACATGCAAGATTGTAAACCAAGTGAGCATGATAAAAATAACTGTAAAGCGATAGGTATACCATATTTAATAGTGTCCTATCCAGAGAAAAAAGAGTATATTTATGACCCAAGTTAAATTATTAGGAGAATTAGGAGATAAGTTTGGAAGCGAATGGACTTCTAACAGTAAATCTATGCGTGATATTCTTAAATTAATTGATTGTCAAGTTGAAGGTTTTAAAGAATATTTACAAGATTGTCACGAAAAGAATATTGGATTTACTATACAGAATGGCGAAGATTTTATTGATTATGATGATCTAATACTTTGTCGTTTAAAAGATACGGTAATTATTTCTCCAGTACCTGCGGGTTCTGGAAAAGGCATCGGAAAGATACTTGCTGCAATAGCAATGATAGTTATAATGATTTATAATCCTCAACTTTTTGTAACTGCCGCAGAGGGTAAAACAATAGCAGAGGGAGCAACTCTTTTTACAGCAATTGAAGCAGGAGCAACAATGAATACTCTTGGTTATTTTACTATGAGTATAGGAGCAAATTTAGCTTTAATGGGATTAGTTGAAATGACAGCACCAGACGCAGGAGATAATACAAGTGACCCTTCATTTTTATTTAATGGAGCAGATAATAGTATAGAACAAGGTCAACCAGTTCCATTACTTTATGGAAAAATGAAAATTGGTGGTGTACCAATTAGTCAACAATTTACTCCTAATAGGATAAAAAATACCCAAGGATATATTTATTTATCAGGAGACACTGACTATTTCGGCACTAGATATGTAGGAAGTAGTACAGGCACCATTGGAGGTGGAGTAGGTGGAGGCGGACCTGGAGATACTGAGACAGGAACCGCGCGGAATTAATTATGGCAAAATATACTAGCACACCGTTTGGGGTTAAAGATAGAGCAAATCTTAATAGGCCCGAAAAAGATCAACACGCAGCAACTTATGACATTTTAAGTGAAGGGCCTATTGAAGGGTTAGCAAATGGTTTATCTTCTATTTTTATTAATGATGTTCCTTTAATTCAAGAACAAGCAGAAAATATACTTAAACCTAGAAGATTTAAAGCAGATGTAACTGCAAGTGATAGTGATGTTACTGATCCCCAATTTGGAGAACTTCGACAATTAACTTTTCAGAACAAAACTGGATTATCTCTAGGTATTAGAAAAATAGGAATAGAAAAAGCAGCAGCAAAAGGCACTGGAATAGCTTCTGCTACTGCAGAAACTTTTGTAATAACAACAAGTAGTGCTTACTTTACTTCAACAATGCTTCAACATTGTAGACAAACACGAGTCCCTATTTTTGTAAGACTAGCAGGCGCAGGTGTAGGTGGTAGAGAATTAAGAGCAAAAATTACACAAGTTACTAGCTCAACCGAAGCAAGAATTGATCAACCTATTGCTACAACTGTTTCAAACGTTGATATATTTTTTGATTATTTCGGCACTGTTTCAAGCATTAGTGGTAATACAGCTACTCTAGGGGGCGCTGCACCTGCACAAACAATTAGTGATGCAAATATTCAAGTTTCGAGTCCATACTTAGAAGGATTAAATTTATCTAGTCTTTTTAATTTTAAAGACGTAGAAGTAGGTTTTAGAACAGGTCAATTTAACTCAGCACTAATGCC